GGCGATGGTTCTGAGCCTTTTATCGGTTGTGATAGATATACCCCTATCTACATATATAGATAGATATATATATAAATAAATAGATATGTTCTACATCGCATTGGTGCTGTACGTTTGCTGCTGGTGTGCATTAAGTAATATAAAATACATATAGAAATATATATATAAGGCGAAATGTATAATATACCAGCTTAAAAAAAACTGCATTATATAAATTATTTATTTACTGGTATTAATACGCATACATATACAACAATACAACACAATACAATTTAAGGCATTATAAGATAGTTTTAAGCTACATTAATAGATTAACTATAGTCTAGTATACTAGCACTAATTTAAGTGCATTAAAAAGCCTTATATAAGATATTAATATATAAGGCAAATAAAAAAAACTAGCAAATAAGCCAGGCGAATAGAATAGGATTAATAAGGCACAAAAAAAACCCTATACAATTTAATGTATAGAGCTTTAGTATAAACTTAAGTGGGTTACTACTTTAGACTTATATTAATATCAAAATCAATTAGTAAATATTCCTCAATCAATACTTTCTTAATATTTCTATCTAATTGTTTTTTATCTAAATGATTGAATCGATTCGATAAGTTTGATATTATATCGATGATAGTTTCTTGTATTTCATCCACTACATAGTAAGTAGCTACGTTTAGTGTTTCTTTGGTTTTCATAGTTTTTTATTTTTAGATTTGTTTATATATGTTTCTTTAATCGGTGTAAATTATCGCTATTGAGATAATAAAAATACATCTTTTCAAGATTAACACCTTTGGAGCTACTTAACCCGATATAATGAAAAGGGTTTTTTGTAGCTAATTTAACCCAATTTTTAACGGTGTGGTATTGTTTGTAAGCGTCCCTAGTACTTGAGTGCTTACCCTCAATACAATGACTAAAGTATCTTATTTGCTCGTTAAGGGCAAATCTAAGTGCATCGGGGTAATTTTCAAAGGTATAGACCTTTTCTATTAACTTAGTGCGACCAAACCAGGTCTTATACGTTTCTTTCTGTGTTATTTTATACATATTGTTTCTCTTTTAAAGTTAACATATAATTTTCAGCCTTAATAGACGTATCAATATCGTAGTAATACGAATTTATTTTTAATAGGTGAAATTGATTTGAAAGTAATTTAATGACGTAATTTAATACATCTCTATTTGTTTCATATTCTAGCTTGTATATAAACAAACTGTTATAATCCTTTTTTAAAAGTTTTATAATTTGCTTATAAGTACTTTTAAAACTTTCATCGCAAAATATACGTTTTTCTAATTCACAAACTAATCTGTAAATTTTGCAAAGTTTTTTAAATTCTGTTTCGAATTCGTTTAAATGTCTTTTCATAATTCGTTTTTTTTGGTTTTTAGTTTAGTGTATAACAAGCCCTATTTTATGGCTATCTTTAGAAATTGCAATAAGGTCATTTTTAGAGGCATTAATATAGCCAGCTTTTAATAACTCCGCTTCACTTTCAAATATTTTTGAATGTCTATCTTTTTTTAGGTTTATCAAATTATCGTTTTTTGATCCTAAAGAATATATGATTGTGAAATTTTCAGGTATATCAATTTTACGCAATCTATTAAATAAAACTTTGCTTTTGGTGTATGCATAAAATATTACATTTTCATTTTCACGCATTATTTGAAACCAAATATTTATATATGCGAAATTGTAAAAGTCGCCAGAATCGTGAATTCTTATATGTGTGGCTTTTCGTCGTTTTATTGCATCCGTCATTTTAGCCTTAAATAAATCTAAATCTTTAGTGAGCAAATATCGTTTTTCATAGGCTTTTTTTGTGTTAGTCCAGATAAAACTACCTTTTCTAGCATAGCAAAATTTTATACAATCCTTTGCAAAAGGACAGGTCATTTTTTTTGTACTGTGAGATTGGTATGCAGTTATCCCAAAATTATATAATCTAATATCATTTTCTTTGGACGTTTTACGCATCTTATCATTTTGCGTTAAAATTTGTGTATGTTTCAAATCTTGTAAATCTTGTTTAGTAAATTCCATAGTTTTAGTTTTTTTTGGTTCAGGTTGATTAGTTTTTTTTAATACTCTTTATTTTCTAGCTTTTCAATTAATTCATTTTTACACATTTCCAATTCATCTAATAAATTATTTTTATAATGAATAGTAAAAGTAGAATTTATAGCCTGGTTTTTTGTTTCTATTATCTCCTTATTAATAAGTTTTAAGGACCTTTGTAATTTTAGTTTTTTTAGCATCATTTTAGTTTTTTTAGATTTTGTTCTTGACAAATATATAAAATTAACACTTATAAACAAATGTAAACAAGTTTTTTCTTGCTTTAGCTTGTATATAAGGAACACACACACACGTATAAAAAATAATTTAATAAAATAAAAATAAAAAAGTATAAAATAAATTAGGATGTTAAAAATAAAAATATTCAACCTCTCCTCTATCAAATACATCAACATATCTATATATCTATATATATAGATTTTTATATACGTTTTTTTCGAGGATTTTCTCGATAGGAGGGAGTATTTTTTTTAAGTACTACTTAAAATATTTAAAATCCTGGGCTATATAAATCAATCCGAATTAAATAAAATCAAATTAGTTCTTGTTTAATCGAAATAAGTTTTATACATTTGTTGAAACTTAAAACAAAACGATATGATTGATTTAACAGAAAAGCAATTATCAAAAGCAATTCGACCTATGTTTCTTGAGGCTTGGAACGCAAACAACGAGCAAAAGATATATGATGTAAAAATATACTTTGCTTTTTTCCCAAAAGAATATGATGGAGGAAATCCACCTAGAATTAGATATGATGTAATTTTAGAAAATGGTCAAACAACTGATAGGTTTCATTGTGATAAACCTTTTGTTGAAATGATAGATTGTATTACAACTAGCCTATATGAGCGTATGGTTGGATTAGTTTAGTATATACTAGGCGTGAATAGTGAAAGTTCCATTTTGGGAGAGGGTTTATTTAAGAAATTAGACCACCCCACCTTATTAACAATTAAAACAAGTAAAGATTATGAATGGTCATTGGAAAAAACAATTTAACTACGATTATCTAGGTTCTTATTCCTTAGATGGAAAGCGAGAGATGGTAGTTAGTATTAAAGGAGTAGGTTCGGCTAAGGTAACTGGTCAGAACGGAAGAAAGGAAGATTGTTTTGTTGTGTACTACAACGAGATGGATAAGCCGATGATACTCAATCGAACTAATGCTAAGGCAATAGAGAAAGTTGCAAGTAGTGGTTTAGTAGAGGATTGGGTAGGAGTTAGAGTTACGTTATATGTTGAGAAGGGTGTTAAAGCCTTTGGTGATGTAGTCGATGCTCTTCGTATTAGAGATAAGAAGCCTACTCAAAGTAAGATGACTAAGGAGGTTGAAACTGCTATGTTAGATGCAATCAAGCAAGGTCAAGTAGGAAAGGTTGAGTTAGCTGTATCTAAGTATGCTATGAATAACACTCAAGAGAAGGCTATTATGAACGCACTTAAAGAAGCTAAATCATTATGAAAATAACTACAAAGATAGACAAGGTTAGAGCTTTATTAATAGAAAAGCCTTGGTTAAGGGATAACGATAATATGTTGTTAGCTAACATTTGGGATAGTGAATTGAAAGAAAAAAAGGTTGGTAATCAAAGCGATATGTTTTTAGCTTTGTATGGAATGGGTAAACTTTCAAATGCAGAAAGTATAAGAAGATGTAGACAAAAACTACAACAAGAAAACCCTGAACTTAGAGGTGGTAACTATAAAGGTAGACAGATGGTAATCGATGATGTAATAGAAGAACTTAAAAACTTTGATAAGATATGATAGAGATTATATTGTATTGGATTTTATCTAATGCTAACACGCCAGGATTTATATGGTTTATCTATTGGTTTCACATAGCATCATTAGTTTTAAAAGGTTTAGGTTGGGCAATAAGTTCGATAGCTAAAATAGATTTAAAAGACATAGGAAAGAATGAAGAATTTTAACGATGATAGCGAATACTACGGAGATTGGGAGTACACTACCAATTCTCAGTTAGGTTATGTAAAGCGTTCTCCATCTTTTTATTGGAAGATGCGTAACGGAGGTAAGATAGATAGTCCAGCTTTAAGGTTCGGTGCTTTAGTACACACTTTAATATTAGAGCCTGAGAAATACTCTGAAAGTTTTGTTGTGTTTAACCCTGAAGATAGACCTGAAAAGGAAAAAGGTATGACCTCTAAGATGAATAAGGAGTGGAAGAATCGTTTAGATTTAGATTGTAAGGAAGGTAGAAAGTACCTTATGACAATGGAGCAATACGAGTTAGCTTTAAAGTTAAAGAGAAAGTTAAACGATTGTCCTGAAGTTAAAGCGATACTAGATAATTGCGAAACAGAAGTTCCTAAGACTTGGATAGACTTTAACACAATGAGTAAGTGTAAAGGTAAAGCAGATATAGTTATTGATGGAGGTGATATGCTAGTCGATATTAAGACTACTGGTAAAGATGTAGTAGATTTTAAGAAGAGTGCTTACAGGTACGCTTATCATCGCCAAGCAGCGTTTTACCTTGATGGGTTCAACGCAAAAGAGTTTGTGTTTATTGTAATCGAATCTAACGCTCCACATCAGATAGGTATATTCCGATGTTCAGAGAATTTCATCGACCAAGGTAGACAAGAGTATATTGAATTATTAGAAACTAAAAAGAAATATTGTGAGTCGGTTGTAGAAGCCAATAATCACATAATACACGAAGAACTATGAGAGAAATTACTAGAAGCGTTTTTGCTAAAAAGAAATTAAACAACGCTAAGAAAGTTTGTTGTGATTTTTGGGGAGTAGACCCTACTACTGTATTTGATAAGAACAGAGAAAGGCTTAGAATGAACGCCAAGCACTCTATTAGATATATGTTATCTTTAGATAGAGGATTAACTTTAGCTCAGATAGGTGGTTTAACTAATTGTGACCACTCTAACGTAGTACACTCTAAGGTTACATTTTTAAATATGGTTGATGTAGATGGAGATTTCGCTGCTATGAATAGAGTTATCTTAGGAGCTGAAGCAGTTAATAAGAAAGAGGCTCTTCGCTCAAATATTAGTAACATAATATTTTCAGAGATGATTCCAGCTAAACAAGTCGATTTACTTTACGAACTAATTAAAACTAATGAGTCGTATGAAAATAGATAGAATAGATGTAGCACACGAAGAGATAGCAGAGCAATGCGATGAGTATATTGTTATCTCTTGTGAGTTTCCTGATGATAGTGATAACTACATTAGTAGAGCTAATGTTAGAACAGAAGGAGATGTTTTAAAAGAAATAATTGTAAATGAGATGTTTAATAACAAAAAATTTGCTAAATTTGTTCAAAACATAGTTAAAGAGTATAATAACCAAACACGAGAATTATGAGTAACTTAGAATTGAATGGTACTATCACAACAATTAGTGAAGTGCAAACAGGAACAGCAAAGAGTACAGGTAACACTTGGAAAAAGTGTGGATTTGTAGTAGAAACTAAAGGAGAATATCCTAAGAGTGTTTACTTTACCGTATTCGGAGAAGAAAAAGTTGACAACTTATTAAAGTTTAACAAGGTCGGTCAAGATGTCGATGTTAGCTTTAATGTGGAGTCAAGAGAGTACAACGGGAAATACTATACCGATTTACAAGCGTGGAAAATTTTTACTACTACTGGTGAAAAGAAAGCTGTTGAAACTGCTTCTACTAATGCCGATGATGGTTTCCACAAGGCAAGTGATTTACCGTTTTAATTAGTTGGGGGTAACGCCCCACCTTTTTTTAACCTAACCTAACCTAAAATAACGATATGACAATGGCAAAGAGATTTACCGACACAGCTAAGTGGAATGAAGATTGGTTTTTAGACCTATCAAATTCACATAAATTATTTTGGATATACATTTGTGATAATTGTGACCACGCAGGTATATTCAAGCCTAATAAGAGAATGTTTGAACTTATTGTAGGCGATAGAATTGATATTACAGATTTCTTATCTATAGTTAATGGAGATAAGATTCGTATAATTGAGTTAGAGAATGGTAGATGGTACTTAACTGGATTCATTTCGTTTCAGTACGGAGGAAAGTTAAACGTAAATAACAGAGTCCATAAATCTATACTGTCTGTACTAACTAAAAACAATATTACTTGGGTAGATGATGTAAAGCCACAGCTAGAACTACTAGAAGATACTCAAGAGGATAAAGATAACGCCTCTCCAGGTAAACCTAGAACCATCACCGAAGCAATAGACTACTTCAAAGAGAAAGGTAGCAACAAGAATGAAGGTGAAAAGTTTTACTACTTCTATGAATCTAAAGGATGGAATGTAGGTAAAACGAAGATGAAAAATTGGAAGATGTCGGCTTCGGGATGGATTTCTAGGAATAAAACTAATAAGCCTGATTCGGATTACTTAGGTGGTCAGCTTAACGCAATGAAAAGTTAAGGAGATATGGCTAAGTATAGAGTAACCTCAAAACAAGAGGTAAACGACTATTGTAAGAAGGTTTATACCAAAGGGTACACTAAAGGTCAAACAACGGGAATATCTCCGTTAGACCCTCACTATACCTTTCGTAAAGGTGAGCTTACTATAATGACTGGTTTTGCTAATATAGGTAAAACAACTTCTCAATTATTTCTTATGATAATGTCAGCCAAGTTATATGGTTGGAAGTGGCTTATGTATTGCCCTGAGAACGAACCTGTAGGTGATTTAATGATAGATATAGCTGAGATGTATTGTGGTAAAACAGCCGATAAAGATTTCTCAGATAGAATCGACCAACAAGAATATCTTAGAGCCATCGATTGGGCTTACGAACACTTTACCGTACTTACATTTGATGAAACACCAACTGTAGAAGATGTCTTAGGGGCGTTTGAAGAGTATATGCAAGTGGTTCAGATAGATGGTGTGTCTTTAGACCCTCTTAATGATTTAAGAGCAGCAGAGAAGCAATCTAAGTACGATTACTATTACGATGCTTTAAGTAACATAAGGAGGTTTATTAAAAAACATAAAGTATCATTCTATCTTGTTGTGCATCCAGGTACTGCAGCTAACAGAAGGAGAAACGATGATGGTACTCGACCTGCTCCGAATATGTCTGATGTAGAGTACGGGGCTATGTTTGGTAATAGAGCAGACAACTTTATTGTGTTTCATCGTAACCCTCAAAGTGAAAAGTGGAATGTTACTGAGATACACGTTCAGAAGATTAAGTTTCAGAAGTTAGTAGGTGTACCAACACCTGAACCTGACCCGATTTGTCTATTCTACTCGTACCAAAAGAGAAGATTCCAATACCTTAACGAGAACGGTAGTCTAGTAGACCCGATTCAAGTTGCCGATAATAGAGTTAAACCTAGTAATGTATTTTAATTATGTCTGATGAAATTACACTAAAGTCAATCCAATTACTAAGAGATTGCGACCCGAACCTAGACGAGATGGGTAGTATGGATAAGTTTATATCGCATCAAACAGAGTTAGCGAAGATGCGTGACCAGTATGTGAGTTATTCTAACCACCCACAAGCTGAGAAGATGAAGAAGCGATTAGAGGTATTTGAGGAAAGTAGCCAAGCATTTACTTGGGTTTACTTTATGATGATGCAATTTAAGCGAGAAAAGGTGTTAGCCCAAGCGAATGAATTAGAGATGGCTAATGCTGTTATAGAATTGAAACACGAATTAGATTTATTAACTAAATTAAATGATGATGAATAAAATGAAAACAGTAAATTCATTAAGTGGAGGTAAGTCCTCAAGTTATATTGCATTAAATTATCCAGCCGATTACAATGTATTTAGTTTAGTTAGAACCAATGACAAATCTTGTATTTATCCTGACCCTAAAATAAGACAGATTGTAAGTGATAAGATAGGGTGTGAGTTTGTTGGTACAACAGAACAAGACCATATTATAAAAATAATGTTACAACTTTCTGAAAAGATTGATATTGATTGGATTACTGGAGAAGCATTTGAAGATGTAATTAATAATAAAGGAGGTTATTTGCCGAATCTAATGGTCCGTTATTGCACTACACATTTAAAAATGTTGCCTATATTTGATTATTGGAGAAAAAATATAAATGAAGTTTGTGATATGAGGATTGGTTTTCGTAAAGGAGAAGAGCGAAGGCAGACAAATATGTTGAATAGATTAAATGAAAACGGATTAGAAGAGATTAAAGTAGTTGTAGGTAAATCAGGTACTCGTAATAAGTGGGGTATGGTAGAGTGGAGAAAACCTAGTTTTCCTTTAATTGATAATGGTATAGACAATAGAGCAATACAAGACTACTGGAATAAAAATAAAGAAATAGACTTTCCTAAAGGTTATTATAATAATTGTGTAGGGTGCTTTCATAGAAGCCCAATGTTTTTAAGTAAAATGAACCAAGAGCATCCTAATAAAATAGCTTGGTTTTCTAAAATCGAGGAATTAAACTTTCCAAATACATTTAGAAAAGATGTAACTTTTAAGCAGATAATGAATTTCAACCCACAAGCAGAATTATCTTTTGATGATTTTAGCGAGTGCGATAGTGGTTATTGTGGACTTTAAAAAAATAGATATGAATAAAAAAGAACTTAACTTGTTAGACCAATTTGCTAGTAAGTATAAAATTGATTGTGTCCCTTCTGAAGGAAAGTATGATTTTTGGGATTTTACTTACGAGTGGGATAATAGAAAGTTCTATTGCGAAATGAAGCAACGCAATTTTAGTTTAGATTTTGCTAAGAAAAAATATAGTGAGGGGTTACTATTGGAGATGCACAAGTACGAAAGGATATTAAGGCGAACTAAGAATGAAAAGTCAGCTCAAGGGTTATATATTAATTTCTTTTCTTGTGGAAGTATATTAGTATTTAATTTGAATAAAACAAAGATAGATAATTGGTTTTGGAGAACGATGCCTGAATCTACTGAGTTTGGTCGAAAGAGTTTTGTTTATAAGTATATTACTTTTTTAGATTATAGTAAAGGAAAAGTTTTGTATATTTGATTATTGTTGTGATGTATTCATAGCTTTGTTTTAGGTTTAGGTTAAATAGAGAGGGTCTTTTGGATTCTCTCTTTTTTTTGTTTATATTTGTTCTTGAACTAAAACTAAATAGATATGAAAAAACTAACAGCAAAGTACAACGATAATAAATCTATCAGAACTAAGATAGATAAACTACTATTACAAAACTGTTCTAACGTAGCCAATTCGGGTACAGGTAGTCGAAACGATATAGGTGGAGATAAAGAGGTTCAAGATGCTTGGGATGAGATACAGCAAAAGATTAAAGAAATCGACCCAGTATTTTACGAGATTATAAAATCAAGATGATATGAGTAGTATAGAAGAAAATGTTTGCTTTAAGATTCTAAAGCGTTCTGAAATAGGTAAAGAGAAATATGGTACTACGATGGAGCGAAAAGATTTAAGTCGATTAGAGTGGCTTAAACACGCTCAAGAAGAAGCAATGGATTTAGCTGTGTACTTGCAGAAGTTAATCGAACTTGAGGAAAGTAAACCGTTTCGATACGAATGGAATACAACTAAAAAAGAGGACAATTAGTCCTCTCTCTTTTTTTAACTACCACAAGCCTCGCAATCTTCATCATCTATGCTACACGCTTCGGGTTGGTCTTGGTCGGTTAAGTCTTGAATCCAATTACCGAATACATCTTCAGCTACTTCTTCGGGTGTTTTTTTGTTTCCTTTATCCATTCCTTTGGTATTGTTTTATCTGCCCACTTGATGTTGTGTTTATCACACCATTCTGAGTAGGTCGTTTTACTTCCTTTAAATAACTTATTCGTGTGTCTTTGAAAAACCATTCTAATATCTAAAGTAGGATGTTGAGATATTACTAATAACATCTTTTTCCTGTCGTTAGATGTGAAGCGACCCTTTAACTCCAATATAATACCATTCGGTAAAATAACATCAGGAGTATATTTACGTTGCTCTGAAACTTCATAATATAAGTTGATGCTTTCGTACTGAAAAGGTATATCTTGTTCATCAAGCTGTTCACATACAACTTTTTCATAATTACTCCTGAATCTTAGCGTTGGGGTTATTTTCATAGTATGTTTTTCTATTGTGGCACTTGTGACAAAGCCCTTGTAAGTTAGATTCCTTTAATGGTTCACCACCCATCTTAATAGGTTTAATGTGGTCTACTACATCTGCTGGAGTAACTTCCCCTTTATCGGCACAATGTACGCATAATGGATTTAACGACAAAATATAAGCACGCATCTTTCGCCAAGGTGCTTTACGATAAAACGAAGTGTCACCACCCCAAGATTCATTCTTAGGTTTAGTTCTTCTTGGTTTCGGTAGCCTCGGCATATAATAGATTAAGATATAGTTAGTTTAAATCCTTCTCCGTTGGTGGTTTCCAATAAGTCATTGATAGTCCTTCGTGATGCTGTAATATCCAACAAAGAATCCCCGTTGATTTGTGCAAACCTAGAGCCAAGCAAAATGCACCCTCTTGTGTCGGTGTTATAGTTTCCGTGGTGAATAAGTATGTATCTTCTATTGGGAACATCATCTAATATAAAGTGTTTTTTGTATTTATCCGAAGTTCTTGGCAAAACTTTATAAACACCTTTAGGAACACAACTAATGTTAGTCATATTATGTTCATAAGGTAACTCTAAAGTAACGCACTCAAAAACCTTCTCTAAGCCATCCCATAAAGTGAGATGACCTAGAGTTTGGTCTATTCCTTCATCAAGCCTATTAAGATACGCTTTCAGCATCAAAAAATAGATTTGTTTGTACTAAATCTTTAGCTTCTTGCTTTGTCATTACAGAGTTATACGGGAATTCTTTTCCCTCACCCATAGCGATTAAAGCTGAAAGTTCTCCTTCTAATATAGAAAACTCACCTTTAATTATAGCAACCTTTTCAGAGTTAGCTACGCCTGGCTTATCCCAATTAAGACTCTTTCGTACCCAACAAAACGCTCCTTCTTCCCCTGCCTCTTCCCAAGACTCAGGTACATTTATTGTAACCTCACCCTCTTCATCAAACGATTTAGTTGAGTATTTACCTAATAAACTATCAGGTATAGCTTTCTTAAAATCTTCTTTAGTAATACTAAAGTATAAGTTATAGTTACCTGTCATCGCTAGAGTTTTTGTTAGATAATACTATCATAGTTAATACTGCCCGTAAATCTTCAGGAGTAATAGTGTTCTCTCCACCTTGAAACAAGTCCTCGATAGAATCAAGCAACTCAGCTCTAGTTCGTTTATCACTAGAAGCTACAGAAACTTTTGTATCTCTGTTTGTTCCTACTAAGGATTTATATCCGTTTCTTAAAGTTGAACTTTTATAATCTCGTTTTGCCATTTCTATTTATTTAAAATCCGTAATCACTTGAGAAATCATCGCTAAATGAACTTCCTGTTTTATGTTGGTTTAATCCTGCTTTGTAGTTTTGCTCTATTTCATCAGGTGATAATGCTCTATTATAAATTCTAACATCATCAATTCTTTCAGAATAAGATTTAGCAACTGAATTTTCATACCTTCCTATATCTAAAACTTGTGTAGTATTTGTTATTGCTGAGGTATGTGCTTGTGTTCCATCTGAATCACCATTAAGATACACCTTTATATTAGTTTTATCGTATGTACCTGCTATATGATTCCAACCATTACTTAATGCAGTAGTACACGTTAGAGGTGTACTCCCAATGTAAAAAGCAAATTTTGTAGATAATTGTTTATACAACATATAATCTTTACCACCACTAGAAATCCACTTTGCAACTATACCCTTATCAGTAACTGCATCAGTCCAATAAATCCAACACTCAACAGTTATAGCATCTGTAGGATTAATAGAATTATCATCAGCGACCGTTGCATAACCCGAACCATCTAAATTAAAACTATGCTCTCTAAGTCGAACATCGTTACCTCTGATGTCTTTAGAAGGGTCTTCAGGGTCTGCTACTAGAGTAACTACATCTGAACCTATCGTTGGCTTACTCCAATCCATCAAACCAAGTTGAGGTATAGTAGCTTGTCGTAGAACCCAAGTTGCACCACTTATAGCACCATTATTGCCCTCTCCTGAACTATCGTAATTAATCGCACCTGCACCCTCGCTCAAGTGCCAATAGCCTTTTAGATTAGATAAGGCAATACTCGAAGCAGCTCTATCTGTTACAAGGTGCTGAGGATTGTTGTAGTCAAAGGTTACATCGGCTTGAGTCCAAACAGAATCAAAGATTTGTAAATCAGATAAAATAAAATCGCCATAAGCTGAACCTATGCGACCTAGTTCTAAATCATTTACTGTTATAGCTGATGTAGTAGTGATAACAACTCTCTTCCAATTAGAAGCTGCTATTGTACTTGTAGCAGTAGCATCAACATAAATAGTAGAGCCTGTCCAAGTTCCGTTTAAAGTAATAGTACCCGATGAAACTTCAACAGATTGCGTTGATGTTAATTGTAAAACTTTCTCAGTAGTACTATCTAAGTTAATCCAAAAAGCTAATGTTTTTAAACCTACTCCTGTATTACCAAAATCAACATAATAACTATCGCCAGTACCATCAAAGCTAAGTGCCTTTCCTGTGTATAAGGTAGCATTATTTGAATTGCCTGATGAGTCGCTACCATCTTTAGAGAAAGGTAACCACATTTTTAGTCCATCTTTGACTATACTAAGAACTCTTCGAGCTAACGCACCTATTGTATTTTGAATTATATTTAACATACAATTCTAAATTTAAAATATAGCTACTATGTCTGTTGCAGTTGTGCTTGTTGCTTTTACTCTTGTTACTTGAATAGGCAAGAAAGAACCATCTGCAATATTTTTAAGTAGTAAAGTTGATCCACCTAAAGTAATCACATTAATATTCCCACCCGTACCTACAAATAAAGTTGCAGGAGTGTTAGCAGTTGCACCTGTTATGTCTGATGAATCGCTTGGAGTTACTACAACTCCCGTTGTTCCTTGTCTTACTATTAAATTAGTTGGCATTTCTTTGTGTTTAAGTTATACTATTAAATAGTAAATGAATAGAATTGTTTTAAAACAAAAAAAACCTCCCAATTTGGAAGGCTTTAATGTATTAAATTATAGTATTACGATGTTGCAATCGTAGGTCGATTTGCTACCGTTGTAAGTCCACCGAAGATAGTTGCTGTCGTTGTAGCTGAAGGAACAACAATTAATGCTGCTCTTTGTTCACGGCCTACAATAGTTAAGTTATAACCACTCATATCGCCATAAGCCTTACCTCTTCCAACATTTCCACCCGTAACAGTTGCACCATTATAAGCACCTGCTAAGTATAAATCTCCGAAACCAGTAATTTTATTTATGTTATTATCCTCAACAAAGATTTGGAATCTACCTTGCGTTAGAATCTTTAAGTTTTTGAGAGCGTCCTTAGATAAATTAGGTAGTGATAAGTTCAAAGTTTGCTCATAAAATACCGTTCCGTTTTCCTCTGATACTGTGATAGCCTCATCAAAATCAGATCCTTGTGGATTTAAAGCATATTTAAACGATGCACTTGTTTCCCCTAAATCATCTAACTC